CCTAACGCTCCAGCAAACCTAGAGCCTATTTGAAAATTATTATTAAAAAATTCCCAGTTCAAATTGTACGTTGGTTCAAGTGTTTCAGGGCTGAAGGTTTCCAGAAACTTTGGCCGCTTGACCAAGTTCCTGACATCAGCCAACATTGGGTCATCAGAGTGAGAGAACTGTGGTTGCTCTCGCACCTGATTAACCGGGGCAAAAACCTCACCCTGAAAACTCGACGTCTCATTTTGCACTGAGCTGTTGGGAGCTGCAAGCTCAAGACCAACAGAAGAATTGTTTTGTTCATTTGCAATATTTTCAGCAAGCTAATCTCTCGGGACCCACGCAAGCGCAGTTATCATAATTGCTCAAATCGATATCCCATAGTCAGTTGCTCTGGATTTTAGGGGGGCTGCCCCAGTGCATCCTAAGCAGTAAGGCTAAAAAGCCAACACATTCTTCTAAGGGTTCCGCCACTTAACAATGCTTAATTTCTGACATTTTTCCGCATGTAAGCCGTATATAGCCCTAGAAGTTCCATTTGGACTCAGCCTTTCTAAACTGAGCCTGGTACTCACCCCTGGTTGAGTACTTGGTGGTGTAATTCAAGATCCTCCTAGCAGCCGATGCCACGTTATCGAAATGTGCTTCCCACTGTGAAGGTGGGTGTGCAGACAATTCCATTAAGAGGTTCTCAATGTTTGCTTCAAGTACACCATCCGAAGCTTCTGCAGATGACTTACTATTCGTGGCCACCCAATATGGACTCTCCAAAATGGAAGACATATCCAAAGGGGCATACACATATTCAGCAGTCATACCCATGGACTCCATCATGTCTGTAAGGAAGCCTCGCTTCAGAAACGTGCACTCTTCCAAAATCCTAGTAGGTTGCTTAGCCTTGTCCTTGGAAAGTGGTGTACACCATACCATACTTCTCCATGGCTGTTTCCAATGTCATCTGGTTGAAGAACACGCTGGCTTCATCACTCACAGCTACAATATTGTCATCACCAAAGAAAAATCCCTTGACATGTGCCTCAAATTGACCCTGAAATTGCTCTGGAGCCAAATCGTTGTAACACATTATGAACAGAACCATATTGTATATGTTGTTTGCTGTGGTAGTCATTGGGTGCCCAGATGGCAATGATTTAAACCATTGGACGACTGTTCCAATCTGATTAGAATCACCAACAATGTGCCTCGAATGTGACAAATCCATCCACAAAACACGACGGATGTTAGCATTCTCTGGACCATCATCATACCAATCATTGATGAGCTCTATCATCTCGTTATATATTGCCTGCTGAGCATTAGCATCAAATGATTTGTAATCCCCAGCTATGATCTTCTTGCTCACAGAATGCAAACCTTCCTTCAAGGTGCCCCATTCTTTATATGGGTTAATACCAAGACAACACCCTGTCTCAAACCTCTTTTCCATGAGGGCGGCGATGAATGAACCAAAGTACATTCGTACACAAATCAAGTACTCCAGGTTAGTCCCAAAAACTGCTCGAATCTTACCTTCAGCAATCTTCTCTAACTTCAACTTCTCCCTCTTTAGGATGGTCTGACACGCTTGGAAATCCCTTGTTCCTTGACGGGCTAATTCAATCTTTTTGTCCACCCTGTCAAAAAGCTCCTTGACTTGGTCATTTGTTAAGTCAAACTCGTCACCAACGCCAAAGAACTTTGTTTTTGGTTCACAATGAGGCCAACCGGCTCCTGACCTTCTGTTGACAGACCCAATGTATTCATTACCTTGAACACCACAAACTGCCTCCTCCTTGGTCAAGATGTAGCGAGAACAATCAAC